TGGTGTTGCTGGTCTGCGTAACGCAGCATCCGTTGGTGCAGCCAAGTCTGCATCTTTGTTTGCTCTCGTTGTGCCAGCCTAACCCCCACACCCCCCAGAAATGGGGGGATTAACTTTAAGGAGTTAGATCATGGCAGCAGCAACAGCAATTACCTCGCGCCGAGGAAATGACCAATTTCGGGGCTTGTTCTCGGACACTTGGTCAGTGAGTGCGACCCTAAATGCGTCTGAGTTGGTTGACGGTGCTGGTGAAACCAACACCATCGCAGTCCCAGGCGTTCTTTTGGGCGACATCGTGTTGAACGTGAGTATGGGTGTGGATGTCGCTGGCATTAGCATCACGCCTTATGTTTCAGCAGCAGACGTAGTGTCCGTTCGTTTCCAAAACGAGTCGGGCGGTACGTTAAATTTGGCAAGCACCACAATCAAGTGTGTGGTTGTTCGCTTAGTTTAACTAAAGGGGCTTCGGCCCCTTTTTTGTGAGAAAACAATGGCAACTTTCCGCTGTTTACAGTCTGGCAATACGGTCACTTTCACACAACAACATGACATTGAAAACATGAAGGGTCATGCTGGTTATGTGCGTGTGGACGAGAAACCAGCAGAGCCAGAGGCCAAGCCTCTCCCCATGACTGCCCCTCCCAAGAAGATGGGTAGACCTCGTAAGTCAACGATTTAAGGATTTATCATGATGATGCCTAAAGACAAAAAAGAGAAGAAGTCTATGCCTATCACCGTCATGGTGGCTGTTGGTAAGCCTTCCAAAGCCTTGCCCGTGCGTGGTTCACGGACTATCAAAAGCAAAGCTAAGAAGGCGAAATAATGGCCGCCTTAACTGCACCAATCACAATCCTTAATGCTGTGGTGGCGACTGGAGCCTCTAGCGCTGTGCAAGCGGATGCTGGTCAGCCAGCGTTCTTGCAAGTCTCAGGCATCACATCAGCCACAGTTGCTCTGGAAGGCAGTCTTGACGGGACAAACTGGTCAACCATTGGGACTGCTTTGACAGCCAATGGAATGGTTACAGTTGCCAATGCCCCCAAGTATTTGCGAGCAAACTGCACGGTTTATGTAACTGGCACGATCACCGCCAAAATCATGTATTAACATGAAAAAGACCAAAGCACAGGAAAAAATCAGCAAGGTGATGCGGGAGTTCAAGGCTGGTGAATTGACCTCCAACAAAAAGGTGGTCAAACACCCCAAACAAGCAGTTGCGATTGCACTGTCCCAAGCTGGAAAGGCAAAAAAGAAATGAAACCTGGACTCTACGCCAACATCAACGCAAAACGTGCCCGTATCAAGGCAGGTTCTGGCGAGAAAATGAACAAGGTCGGCTCCAAGGCTGCACCTTCCGCTGCTGACTTTAAGGCTGCGGCAAAGACTGCAAAACCCCCCAAAAAGGCCAAGTGATGAGCAAGGAAGCAAAACACTACCTGCCTGATGGCAAGCCTTACACAGGCCCAACCCACAAGGAAGGTGGGGTTTTGATGACGGGTGCAAAGCACACCGCCAGCAGCAAAAATCTGACTCATTCACCACCCAAAAAGGCCAAAAAATGAAAGTTTCCCAAAAATTACTGGAACAGGTGAGTGGCGCCTACCAGTGGATGCGGTTAAAAGCCTTGGCCTTGCTGAGTGTGTTGCTACAACACTTGAAAAACTTGCTGGCAAAGCTGCGGGGCAACAACTAAAGGATTGCGATGAAAACTCCCACTTGGCAAACAAAAGCTGGTCAAAATCCAAAAGGCGGCTTGAACGCCAAGGGCAGAGCATCGTACAATACGGAAACGGGTGGCAATCTAAAAGCGCCCGTCAAGAGTGGCGACAACCCTAGACGGGCCTCCTTTCTCGCACGGATGGGCAATATGCCCGGGCCAGAGATGAAGGACGGTAAGCCCACTCGCTTGCTGTTATCTCTGAAGGCTTGGGGCGCATCATCCAAAGAGGATGCCAAAGCAAAGGCCAGAGCCATTTCAGCAAGGAATAAAAAATGACCTTTCTAGAATTGATTAACGATGTCTTGGTTCGCTTGCGCGAAACCCAAGTCTCGACCAATGCTCAAACGGCTTATTCAACATTGATTGGTCGTTTCGTCAATGACGCCAAACGCCAGATTGAGGATGCCTTCAACTGGAACGTGTTGGGCCAGACCATTACGGTCACCACAGCACCAGGCACGTACATCTACTCGCTGACAGGCGCAGGGCAGAAGTTCTCTGTCCAAGATGTGCTGAACGTAACTGACTTGATTCAAATGCAGAACATTTCTTTTGTGGAGATGAACCGTTTTCAGAACTTGTCTGCCCCTGTCTCTGGCAAGCCCAATTACTATGCTTTTGATGGTGTTGACAACAACGGCGACACCAAAGTTGTGATTTTCCCTCGTCCAGATGGCGTTTACTCAATCCCTTTCTCTTTAACGGTTCCACAAGCCCCTTTAGCGGCTGATAGCACGGTTGTTTTGGTATCGGACACCCTAGTGGTGCAGAACGCTTATGCGCGCGCTCTGGTGGAGCGTGGCGAGGATCAAGGCTTGAGTTCTTCTGAGGCGTATCAACTCTATCGTGGGATGCTGGCTGACAGCATTGCTTTGGAGGGAACACGCTACCCTGAACAACAGGAGTTCTTAGCCATATGAGCCAAGTCATCCAGACCTCAAGCGTTTCAGCGCCAGGTTTCTTTGGCCTGAATACTCAAGACTCGCCTTTGGATCTGGCGAGCGGCTTTGCTCTGGTGGCGACAAACTGCATCATTGATCAGTTTGGTCGTATTGGGGCGCGTGAAGGGTTTAGCCGGGTTAACGCAAGTTCGGGTAATCTGGGTGCAAATGATGTCACTGTCATGCACGAGTTGGTTCAAGCTGACGGCACTCTGACAATTCTGTTCGCTGGCGCAAACAAGCTGTTTAAGTTGGACGGTTCCAACGCAGTGGTTGAGTTGACCTATGGTGGTGGAGGCACTGCCCCAACCATCACGGCAAGCAACTGGTCTGTTGCATCACTAAATGGCATCACTTACTTTTTTCAAGAAAGCCATGACCCGTTGATCTTTGATCCAGCGGTCAGCACGACTACCTATCGGCGCGTAAGTGAGAAAGCTGGTTATGCAGGTACTGTGCCCTTGGCAGACATTGTTATTTCTGCGTATGGTCGTTTATGGGTGGCAGATACGGCAACCGACAACGTGACAATTTCTTTTTCAGACTTGCTGTCTGGACACATCTGGACGGGTGGTTCGTCTGGTTCGCTAAACATCAATACGGTTTGGCCCAACGGTGCAGACAATATTACAGGTTTGGCAGCACACAACAACTTTCTGATCATTTTTGGTTCGCGACAGATTCTTGTGTATCAAGGCGCAAACAATCCAGCGGGAACTTCACCCATCACTTTCTTGTTGTCTGATAGCGTGGGTGGCATTGGGTGTATTGCCCGTGATTCCATCCAACAGACGGGCAAGGATGTGCTTTTCTTGTCCAACTCTGGTGTTCGCAGCTTTGCTCGGACGATCATTGAGAAGTCTTTGCCTGTCGGCGACTTGTCCAAGAACATCCGAAACGACCTGATCCAGATTGTTAGCGATGAGGTAAAGAAGAATATTAAGTCGGTTTATTCAGAATCAAAGGCTTTTTATTTGTTGACGCTTCCCTCTGTGAGTGAGGTGTATTGTTTTGACACCCGTGGTCAACTACAAGATGGCGCTTTCAGAGTGACTCGGTGGGACTCAATTACACCGACCTCATTGCTGTCAAAGCGCAACGGGGATGTTTTGTTGGGCAAGAATGGGTTTGTCTGCAAGTACAGCACGTATCAAGATCACACCAGCCCGTATCGGATGATGTACTACACCAACCATGCAGATTTGGGCAACCAGGACGTAACCAGCTTACTCAAGAGAATTAAGGTGGTGGTGATTGGCGGCTCAAATCAGTCTGTGATTGTAAAGTTTGGCTTTGACTTTGCTGCCAACTACCAAGCTGTCAGTGCCCAGATTCCCCTTCAGGGTGTGTCTGAGTATGGAACCGCTGAGTATGGTGCAAATGGTGTGCCAGTGGCGGAATATTCAAATGGTGTTGCACTCCAAACACTTTCTGTTCCAGCGGCTGGCAGCGGTAAAATCGTGCAAACAGGCTACGAGTCCAACATCAACGGAGCGCCTTTGTCGATCCAGCGCATTGAGATTCAATCGAAAGACGGGAAAATATCATGAGTGCGCTTCGCTTGGTTTCGGCAACAAAAACTTGCAACACTTGTAAGGAAGAAAAGTTGCCCACCGAATTTTCGTTAAACAACGCAGCAAAAGATGGCTTGCAATACAACTGCCGGACTTGCGATAACAAACGCCAAATCCAACGTAGGCAAAAAAATCCAGATGCCCATCTTGAGTACCATCGAAAGTATCAGCGTAACCGCCGAAAAGATTTTGATTACCGTTTGCAGATGTTAATAAACGCATCAAAGCAAAGAGCCAAGTTAAATGACCGTGAACACGACATAAACGTGGAAGACATAAAGGCCATTTATCCAGTTGACGGCTGCTGCCCAATTTTCGGAATAAAACTTGAGTTCAACGGCGCGGGGTTTAGAGACAACAGCCCTAGCATTGACAGGATAGACTCAACAAAAGGCTATACCCGCGACAACATCCAAGTGATTTCTTGGAAGGCTAACCGCATAAAAGGCGCATCATCTTTGCAAGATTTAGAGATGATGGTTGCTTATCTGAAACAAGGAGATTGATGTGTCCAATTATGTTCAAAGTACCAACTTCGCCACCAAGGATGCATTGTCCTCGGGTGACCCGTTGAAGATTGTTAAGGGCACAGAGATCAATACTGAGTTCAACAACATTTCCACTGCGATTGCCACCAAGGCAGACTCAAGCAGCCTTCCCGTCCTTACTGGAGCAGTGTTTCACTTTGCGACAAACGCAGCCCCAACTGGTTTCTTGGCGGCTAATGGCGCAGCAGTATCTCGCGCCACTTATGCTGCTTTGTTTGCAGTAACTGGAACCACGTTTGGAGTTGGTGACGGTTCGACAACTTTTAACCTGCCCGACTTGCGCGGTGAGTTCATCCGTGGATGGGATGATGGTCGCGGTCTTGATGCGGGTCGCGCTTTTGGTTCGGCTCAATCTGATGCGGTTGAATC